CGGGTTCCAGCGGCGATTACAGCACGGCGGGTTCCAGCGGCTATTCCAGCACGGCGGGTTCCAGCGGCAATTACAGCACGGCGGGTTCCAGCGGCGATTCCAGCACGGCGGGTTCCAGCGGCAATTACAGCACGGCGGCAGCCACTGGGGCTTATTGCAGGGCAAAAGCAGACGGAAAAGATAGCATTGCCGTTGTAAACGGTGCTTGCGGTAAGGCGTGCGGCGCACTGGGCTGCTATCTGGTGCTGACCGAGTACGATGATGACGGCAATATGCTACTGGCCAAAATGGCAAAGGTTGACGGGGCCGTTATCAAAGAAAACACCTGGTACACGCTCAAAAACGGGAAATTTGTGGAGTGGAAGCCATGAAGAAGCACTACAACAAGCGCTGGCTTGAACAGCGCTGGGATGCAAGGCAGCCTGAGCGGTTGGAGCACATCCAGATGAAGCGGCAGCTGAGAGAAAAAAGGAGGGGTGCGGCAGTGAAGCCGAGCATGGGAATCGCAGAGTGCTGCCAGATCATGCGTGATAACAACATTTCAGTGAGCGAGCCGATCTTTACCGGTATGATTCAGGCCGGTAGCTTCCCGGCATGGGCGGTGCCGTCTATTGACACCAAGAGCGCCGCTCCGCTGATCTCCCGTGCCGGATTTATGGCGTGGGTGAAGGATTTTTACAAGCTCGAAAAGGTTTACACAAAGGAGGATCCGAAGGAATGAAGTTAAAATCTACTGCTTACTACTGGCTGGCTGTCATTTTTGGCGGCGTTGGAATGGGCACAGCTATGGGCGCAGAGGGCACCGCGCAGACCACCGGATATATCTCCAGCACACTGTTTGCGGTGTCGCTGGTGCTGATTTTGGCCGCCGTTCTGCTGGCTCGTCTGGGCTTTGCCGCAGAGGACAGGGAGAGAGCCGCAAAGCGGCGTAAGTACGGCAAGATCAACCGCACCCATGCCCGCAACCAGGAATACCCGGAGAATCAGGAGCGTGGGGCATGATGACGGCGAAACAGTACGTTGAGGGCAAAGTCAGATCCTACACGCGGCTTGCCGAACGTTGCAAGCGAGAAGCCGAAGCCTCAGACGACATTGTTGTCCGGGCCGAATACTCCGCGCGGGCAAGCGTCTGGGAGATGTGCGCCGAAGAAATGGACAACGTGCGAGAGATCCTGGAAGAGGAGTCGGGGGAGATCACGTATGCCTGACACTGTCCACCATGTCATGTGGTACACCGTGTATGACGAAAAAAAGAGCCTGCCCGTGCGCCAACACGGACAAGCCCAAAGGGCGATGAGTTGCAAGGCCCATCTCCCCGAAGAATAGCACACTTTGGAGGTTTTGTAAATGAAAACAGCGCCTATGACCAAGCACCAGCGCATCAAGGATCTTTCTAACAAGGCTGAGGGCATCTTCCATTACATCGGGCCCAATGACCTGCTGTTCCGGCTCATCAGCACCGGGAACCAGCTGGCCAGCGAGGTGAACCACTCGGTAGCCTTTTTTACCAACTTTGCCCAAAGCGGCCTCATGTCCGGCCCTGCAAGCCGTAGCTGTATCGACCAGATCTACCGGCTGGTTGGCACCCTGATGTGTCAGATCGACGTTATCCATGCTGCCGCCGGGGAGCAGATCATGCCGGAGCCTTTTGAGAGCATCGACTATTGCTATGGGGTAGAGTACCGTACCCTGTTGCGTGAGGCGGTGATAAAGGGCCTGCCGGACAACTACAAGGGCCCCCAGCAAAATCCGCCCCAGATCAGCCTGGTAAGGCCTGCTGTGTCCTTTGGCCACCCGAAGGAAGAGCTGGATTGGGACCCTGACGAATTCGACACCGGAGAGTTTCTGAACTTCAATGCCCAGGAGGAGCCCCGGGACCGGAAGATCGTGTTCCACTGCACCAAGTCTGAACTGGATTCTATCAAACGCTACGCCGACATCATTGGAATTTCTTATCAAGAGGAGGACATCCATCATGCCTGAGACGATCCACACCACCCCCACGGCTGCCGCCGGGCAGCTGACCCCCATGCCAGAAACTGCCAAGGCCCTTACCCCCGGCCAGGCCCAGAACACCGACACCGCTTTTAGCAGCTGGAAGTTGGCTTGTAGCAAGGGCAAGGCTTATGCCCAACTGCCGGACGGTATGGTTCCAAAGAGCTACGCCAAAAACGTTGCCAGCTGTGCCGTGGCCTGTGACATGGCCAACCGTATGGGCATGGACCCCATTTTTGTGATGCAGAACCTGTACGTCGTCCAGGGCAACCCCTCCTGGAGCGGCAAGAGCTGCAAGGCCCTGATCGACCACAGCGGCCTGTTTGCCGGACGCACCCGGTACCGTATGGAGGGCCAGGAGGGTACCGACACCTGGGGATGCCGCCTCATCGCCGTGGACAAGCTCACAGGCGAAAAGGTAGAGGGCCCCAAAGTCACCGTCCGCATGGCCAAGGACTCCGGATGGTGGACCAAAAACGGCAGCTACTGGCCCAAGATGACCGAGATGATGCTCAAGTACCGGGCGGCGGCCTACTTTGCCCGGTCCGAGTGCCCGGAGGTCTTGATGGGGGCCAGCGTGGACTGCGAATCTGATGAAGCCGCCACGGAGGTGTGATCATGCTGAACGTAGTGGCTCTTATGGGCCGCCTTGTGGCAGACCCGGAACTTCGCACCACTACCCAGGGGACCAACGTCTGCCGTTTTCGGCTGGCCTGTGACCGCAGCTTTGTGCGCCAGGGCGAACAACGTCAGGCGGACTTTCTGGATGTGGTGGCCTGGCGGCAGACCGCTGAGTTCGTGAGCAAGTATTTCCAGAAAGGCAGTCTGATTGCCATTGAAGGCAGCCTCCAGACTCGCCAGTATCAGGATAAGAACGGCAACAGCCGCACTGCCGTGGAGGTCCTGGCGGACAACGTGAGCTTTTGCGGCAGCCGGTCCGCCGGGGCTCCGGCGTTCTTTGAGCAGCAGACAGCCCGGCATGTGCAGCAGGCAAAGACCTCGCAGCCCCAGCAGATGGGCTCTAGTACCCAGAGCCAGCGAGGACTGGGGCAACCACCGCAGGCCCCCGCTCCTGTCCCAGAGGCCCCGGCTGAGGACTTCAGCCTGATCTCTGATGACGGCGATCTCCCCTTCTGATTTTGGCAGCTGTGCTATCCGGCTATACGGGCGTGCAAAAACGAGAAAGGAGGTGGAGTATGCCTGAGAAAAGACGAACCAGCTTTATTTTGCTTTTGGAGCACGTTCACACGATGGAAGAACTGACAGATGAAGAGTTTGGACAGTTTATCCGTGCGTATGCAGCTTACGTCGAGAACGGAACAGAACCGGATTTTACAGACCGCTCCATGCGGATGATGTGGAAAACTGTAAAAGCATTTGATGAAATGAACGTACAAAAGTATTCCAGCACATCCGAAGCGCGGCAGCAAGCTGGAAGAAAAGGCGCGGAAAAACGTTGGAAATCTGATAGCAAAGCTATTGATGCCAATAGCAAAAATAGCAAATGCCATTTTGCCAATAGCAAAAATAGCTTATCTGTATCTGTATCTGAGTCTGAATCTGTTTATAAAGAAATATCCCCTAACGGGGATATAAAGAAAGGCGCTAACGCGCCGATACCCACGCCGGAGACCAAAACAGCCAGATTCCACCCACCGGACATGGCAGAGGTCAAGGCGTACTTTGCCGAAAAAGGCGGCACGACAGAGCAGGCCCAGAGGTTCCTGGATTTTTACGAGTCCAACGGGTGGAAGGTGGGTAAGAACCCCATGAAGAGCTGGAAGGCAGCTGCATCCGGCTGGATCTCGCGGGACAAGGAGCGGCAAAAAGCCCCTGCGTTCCAGCGCAACCCGGTGCGGTACGTTTCACGCCCGCCGGAGGAAGCCGAGAAGGCCGGGGATTTCATGAGGGACGCACCGGACCGCACCATGAAGTGGCTGGAGAAGCGGAAAAAGGAGGAAAAGAATGCCCCGATACAAAGTGATCCTTGAGTGCAGCGGCCCGGTTGGAGATGCAGCACTCACCTACCGCATGACGGCTTCCAGTCCGCAGGCGGCAGAATTCAGGGCCTGCCAGATGGCGGGCGACCACTACCCGGAGTATACGGATATTCAGGCCAAAAGAATGGAGGTCGAATCCCCATGACGAACCCGACATGTAAAGACTGCCCTGACCGGCACCCGATCTGCCACGACAGTTGCCCGAAGTACGCAGAGTACAAGCGTCAGCTGAAGGAGCAACGTGCATACACGAAAACCATGAATGCGCTGGAGTGCATCAGCAAGAACGCATTCAATCAGGAATTTTGGATGGGAGGAAGAAAACGGTGAAAGTACTGATCGCCTGCGAGGAATCGCAGGAAGTGTGCAAGGCGTTCCGGGCAAAAGGTCACGAAGCCTACTCCTGCGACCTGATTGAGCTGTTCGGCGGTGCCGATGCAGAGGGCGCGGCGCTTGGGTATCAGGCGGCCCCGTTTAAAGTATCGGACCGTTGCTGCTACTACCTCAAGGAAAAGCCCTGCAACGACTGGGCACGGGACCACAACAGTGTTCCTTACATGGGTCTTATGGCCAGTGAGGGCGGGCGGAGAGAAAAGAGCCTGAAGATGCACGGCTGCAACTACTTCGGCAAGACGACAACCCGCAGCGCACCCTTTGCCATTTTCGACCGACAAGACGTTTTACAGCTTGCGCTTGACCTGGACGTGCCCATTCCAGCCGAATACGGCGAGATCGCGAAGAACAGAGACGGCAAATTGTACACAACAAAGGCACAGCGCACCGGCTGCACCATGTGCGGCTTTGGGATCCACGTCGAGGGCAGGCCGCATCGGTTTGACATTTTGCGGGAGACCAATCCCAAAGAATGGGAGTTCTGGATGAAGCACGTCTGCCGGGACGAAAACGGAAAATGGTACGGCTGGGGCCGTGTGCTGGACTACATCGGCATCGGCTGGGAAGATGTACCGGAGCAGGCCGTGCAGATGCACATTGACGATTTGATTGGAGAAAAGCTATGAAAGCTGTGCTTTTGAGCATCCGGCCTGAATGGTGCGACCTCATCATTCGGGGGCAAAAAACAATTGAGGTGCGTAAGACCCGCCCAAAATCGGAAACGCCGTTCAGGGTGTACGTCTACTGCACAAAAGCTCCGCAGCAACTCATCACCATTTTCAAGGATGGCGAAGAAACGATGGACGGCGAAATCCATCACGGAAAGCCTGTGTTCATAAAGTTCAATAAGCTACTGCCGGACAGCGTTCGCGGTAAAACTCAGGTGGTTATTGGAGAATTCATCTGTGATGACATCCGGCGCATCGGCCCCGAGTACTGCATCGTCAAAGAAGATATTGAAACAGCAATTGCTGGAAGTTGCCTCAGTATCAAGCAAGTGAAGGAATACGCCGGCTGGGATATCGGTATGAACTATGCCGACATGAAAGACCTGTATGGTTGGCATATTTCAAACTTCAAACTCTACAAAAAGCCAGTATGTCTTAAAGATTTCTGGGCGATACAACCATGCACGCATCGCGGAGACTGTTGCACTTGCCGCAGATGGGACGCAGAAAAGCTGATTTGCCGGGGAGAAGTATTCGGGATCGAACGCCCGCCGCAGAGCTGGTGCTATGTGGAGGACGGCAGATGAAGCTGACCCTCTACGGCGACCCCCGCACAAAGAAAAACAGTGCCCGCATCCTCAAAAGCCGCTCAGGCGGGCGCTTTGTGGCCCCTAGCAAGGCTTACGTGGATTATGAGACGGACTGCCTGCGGCAAATCAAAAGGCCGCACAGCCCCATCTCTGCCCGTGTGAACGTGAGGTGCGTTTACTACATGAAGACAGCCCGCCGGGTCGATCTGGCAAACCTCATCGAGGCTACAACGGACATTCTGGTGAAAGCCCACGTGCTGGAGGACGACAACAGCACGATCGTTGCCGCCCACGATGGCAGCAGGGTGGAGCTTGACCGAAAGAATCCGAGGGTAGAAATCGAGATTGAAGAAATGGAGGAGTAAAATGCTTGATATGCTATTTGAAGTTGCAAGCACGCTGTTCATGGCAACACTTGCAGGATTTTTCATCTGGCTTGTTCTTAGCGATGGCAACCCAATTGAATATTTCAAGCGGTGGCTCAACCGCAACAAACCTTGCCTTTGCGACCGGTGCGTTTTCTTAAATCAAAAATTTGGGGCGTCAGAATCCGGATATCACTATATCTGCCGGAGAAGTGACAAAGACGAAGGATACATAAATCCGCCCGAATATTGCCACGATTTTGAAGAAAGGAGCAACAATGACCCGCACATGGACACCTGACACGCCAAAGCCAGATAGTGGCGTGGACTACCACACCGTCAAGTCATGGTTTAGGCAGCTTCGGATTATGGACGACCGAATTGACCGTATCCAGCTGGACATCCGGCAGGCGCACGACAAGGCCACGAAGTGCACCGCCAGCATGACCGGAATGCCCGGCGGATCCGGGCACGGAGACAAAATCGGGCTTTGTGCCGAAGAAACAGACGAAAACGAGCGCAAGATGCAAGAGCTGCAAGCCGAGCTAGAAGTTTTGCGGACGGAAGCAAAGCGCCGAATCAAGTACATTGCAGGAACCAAAAGCAGTGACATGATGCAGGCATGCTTGTATGGCTACTACGTCCAGAACCAAAAGCAGGTCATCGTGGCCCGCAGTCTTGGTCTGCCAAACGAAAACCGCGTTTCTTTGTATGTGCGGGATGGATGCAAGCAGCTTGCGCAGATTTGGCATCAATTTATGTAATTTTCTTACATGTTGTCGTTATTGTTGTTACATGTGAGATGTGGTAAAATTGATATAAGCGGAACCGCCGAAAGCGGTGAGACGCTTGCCACGCAGCCTCCGAAACGTGTCCCTTCTTAGCATTTTCCTCCTTTTCTGCTTGCAGGTACCGGGCTTTGCTCTCTTCACATTTCGCGGGCTGCTTCTATGCGATACACTGACACAAAGGCAGCCTGCCGCTCATGAGAGACAGGAGACGGTTCGATTCCGCCGTATCGCACCGTATGGCGCATGGACTAGACAACCCGCAAGGCCGCACGTGCAACCTCCCGTGCCAAGAAAAGGCCTTAGGATCCTTGCCAAGGTGTAGCTTTCCTGACAGGATGTGCGCCAACCAACAGCCCCGGCGGCGAACCGGAGCTGTTTTTATATGGCCGCCTGAGCGCAGTTTGGAGCGCGGCGCGTGTGTAGACACGGCTGGTTCGATTCCAAGGGCGGCTTTTATACTCCGGTAGCTCAAGTGGTAGAGCAGCGGCCTCCAAAACCGCATGTTGCAGGTTCGAGTCCTGCCGGGAGTGCTTGCGTGCCCTGTGAGGGGGCCGCGCAATAGCGGGGCATCCGGCCGCGAAAGTTCCAGATGCAGCAGTACCCACCGTTTGACGCATGCCCAACGAACTGAATGCATGGGCGCTGCTTATTTTGATATTTTGACCGTTCGGATTTCCGGGCGGTTTTTCTTTTGCATGAGTTTAGAGAGGCGGTGGCGGTGAGCGCGAAGCGGCTGACAGACAGACAAAAAAAGAAGATCGTTGCTGACTATGTGCAGCTCCAAAGCTACCGCGCCGCTGCAAAGTTGAACGATGTCTCAGACGCGACGGTTAAGAAAGTCGTGAAGGAAGACCCGGAGAGTGCGCGTTTGTGTGCACAAAAAAAGCGGGAAAACTCGCAGGATATGCTTTCCTACCTAGAGAGCAAGCGCTGGGAAGCACAGAATCTTCTCGGACTGTACTTGCAAGCGATGGCAGACCCGGACAAAATTGAACAGGCAACGCTGCCGCAGCTTTCCACCGCTTTTGGCACCATCGTGGACAAGTTTGCTATGCTGGGAGACCAGAGCGGAATAGAAGCCCCGGACGATGGCCTGCTTGAGGCTCTGAGCACTGCCGCAGACATCAGCCCCCCGGATGACGTGAATATGCTGCCGGAGGAAGAAGGCAACGATGCGGAAAAGTAACGGTTTTCGCTGGAAAGCCCTCAGCCAGCGACAAAAGCAGGTCCTGAGCTGGTGGACACCGCAGAGCGCATACAGCGGCTACAACGGCATCATCGCCGATGGCGCTATCCGCTCGGGCAAGACCTTTGCCATGAGCTTTTCTTTCGTCCAGTGGGCTATGACCTGCTTCAGCAGCCAGCAGTTTGCCATGTGTGGCAAGACCATCGCCAGCTTCCGGCGCAACGTGCTGGGCACGCTCAAGCAGCAGCTTGCAGCCCGTGGCTACAACGTCAAAGAACACCGGGCAGAAAACTGTATGACCGTCAGCAAGGGCGGAAAAGCCAACGCATTTTACTTTTTTGGAGGCAAGGATGAGAGCAGTCAAGACCTGATCCAGGGCATTACCCTTGCCGGGGCATTCTTTGACGAGGTGGCCCTGATGCCGCAGAGCTTCGTCAATCAGGCCACAGCCCGTTGCTCTGTCACCGGGTCAAAGTTCTGGTTCAACTGCAACCCGGGCAGCCCGCAGCATTGGTTTTATCTCGAGTGGGTGCGCAAGTGCCGTTCCCGCAAGATGATGTATCTCCATTTCACGATGGACGACAACCTGTCGCTTTCCGAGGACATCAAGGCCAGATACCGCAGCCAGTACAGCGGCGTTTTCTACCAGCGCTACATTCTGGGCCTGTGGACGGTGGCCGAGGGCCTTGTATATGACATGTTCGACCGCAAAAAGCACGTTGTTGATGTGCTGCCGGCGCTGTCTCCAAAGAGCGCCTATGTGGCTTGCGACTTCGGCACCCAGAACGCAACGGTTTTTTTGCTGTTCCAGAAGCAGACAGATGCAGACTGCTGGATCGTCACCCGGGAGTATTACTACAGCGGCCGCGAACAAAAGCGGCAAAAGACCGTAGGCGAGTACGTTACAGACCTCAAGACGTGGCTGGGTGGTCTCAAGCCTGAGAGGATCATCGTTGACCCCTCGGCCCTGCCCCTGATTACAGAGCTGCGCAAGAACGGCTTTACTCAGACCCCCGCAAACAATGACGTTTTGAGCGGCATTCTGGACGTGCAGACCATGCTGCAGACCGGGCGTCTGAAAATATACGAGGACTGCAAGCACACGCTGGAAGAGTTCGGCGTGTACGCTTGGGAACCAGACAAAGACGACACCGTGCTGAAGGTCAACGACCACTGCATGGACGCTATCCGCTATTTCGTGCGCACAAAGCGCCTTGTAAAACTGAGGGATTGATTTTGAGCACTGTATACACATTCCAGACTTTTCAGCAGGCGCAAGCCGCCGGGGAACAGCCTGATTTCATCCGGCGGTTCGTGCAGCAGCACTGCACTTCCGGCCCCTACAAGATGGCGCTGGATGCCGACCTGTACGACGCACAGAAAAACCCGGGGGCTGAACGCTTTGCGCAGGCTTACGCTTTGATGCTGAAGCGCCTATCCAAAAACACCAAGCAGGACACCCCACACCCCGGTATGGTCAAGAGCAATCTTTTCCGGCGGCTCAACAAGCAGCGGGCAACCTACTCCCTCGGCAACGGCGTGGTCTTTGCAAACGATGGCGTGGACAAGGACAGGTTGGGTCAGAACTTTGACGAGCAGATCCAGAAAGCCGGATATTTCGCCCTGATCCACGGCGAGAGTTTTGGCTTCTGGAACAACGACCATCTGGTGGTTTTTAAGCTGACCGAGTTCGCGCCCCTGTACGATGAAAAAACAGGCCTTTTGCAGGCGGGCGTGCGCTTCTGGCGGCTGAACCCGGACACGGATGTGCACTATATCCTGTACGAGCTGGACGGCTTTACCGAGTACACGGAAAGCAAAATCGGCAATGTGATGCAGGAGACCGTGCCAAAGCAGGCATACAAGAGCGTGACCGTCACCACACCCGGCGGCGGGCTGGAAAGCGTGGAGGGCGAAAACTACAGCGCTCTGCCCATTGTGCCGCTGTGGGGCTCCGACCTGCACCAGAGCACCCTTGTGGGGCTGAAAGCCTATATTGACAACACCGATCTGGTGATGTCCGGCTTCTGCAATGACTTGCAGGACTTTTCGCAGATCTACTGGCTGTGTGAGAACTTCAACGGCATGACCGATGACGAGCTGCAGGAGTTCCTCGTCAAGCTGAATCTGTACCACATTGCAGGTGCAGACACCAGCGAGGGCGGCAAGATCACCCCCTACACCACCGAGATCCCTGTGACGGCCCGGCAGACTCTGCTGGAGCTGCTCCACACCCGGGTGTATGAGGACTTCGGCGGTCTGGATGTGCACTGCGTCAGTGCGGACAGCACCAACGACCATCTGGATGCAGCCTATGAACCGCTGAACCAGAACGCGGACGACTTTGAGGCGCAGGTCAAGCCGTTCATCCGGCAGATTTGCGCACTGGCTGGCTTTGAAAACGCTATGCCGACATTCAACCGCAGCAAGACCACCAACACAGCTGAGCAGGTCGCAACGGTGATCTCCGAGGCACCGATCATCGGGCAGGACGTGGCCATTGACCTGCTGCCCAACTTGACCCCGGAACAAAAGGAGCAGGCCAAGGCCGCACTGATGGCTGAGAGCGCAACACGGGAGACCGTGGACGAGGAGGACGAAGACGATGGCTGAAAACATCATCGGAAAGTTTGTTGTTGAGCTGGACGAAAACGACAGGAAACTTTTGGAGCGGTTTGCAAATGCAGTCGAATTGATGCAGCCGACCACGATTGATTGGGACGAGCCAAAAGTCCGCGCAGTAGGCGTTGACGAACTCGGAAACATCAAATGGGGACCCGCCGGGGAAAACAATGAACGACCGTGACCGCATCTCTACCCGTCAACTGAACCGCCTGCGCCGCCGCATTTTGCGGGTGTACGGCACTGCCCGCCGGGAGATGCAAAAGCAGCTCACCGAGTTTCTGGCCAAGTACAAAGCACTGGACGAGCGCAAACGGGCGCAGCTGGACGCAGGAGAGATCACCGAAGAGGATTACCGCATCTGGATGCAAAATCAGGTCTTTCAGTCCGATTTGATGCACGCCAAGCTGGACGGCATCACGCAGACCTGCACCACAGCCCAGCAGACGGCCTACAAGCTGGCCCGGGACGAGCAATACAACATCTTTTCCTTCGGCGCAAACTGGACATTCTACGAGCTAGAACAGGCCGCAGGCGTGACGTTCGGGCTGACCCTGTACAACACCAAGGCGGTTAAGCTCCTGCTGAAGGAGAACCCCAAGCTGGTGCCCAACAAGCGCATCAAGAGCGAGAGCAACCGCACCTATGACGCCCGGGTGTTCAATCGCTACGTCATGCAGGGCATCGTGCAGGGCAAGAGCGTCCACGACATCGCCGTGCAGGCCGTCAACGGCATGGCTGACACGGAAATCCACTGGGCCATGAACAACGCCATCACAGCCCTTACCAGCGCCCAGAACGCCGGTGCTTTGCAGCAAATGCACAACGCCCAGGCTTTGGGCATCGAGGTCAAAAAGCGGTGGAACTCCACCCACGACTACCGCACCCGTGAGATGCACCGCCTGCTTGACCAGCAGACGGCAGAGCTTGACGAGCCGTTCAAGGTCATGGGCTACGAGATTCAGCGACCCGGCGACCCCAACGCAGCGCCGGAGATGGTCTACCACTGCCGCTGTGTGCTGTCCTCTGCGCTGGGCAAATATCCCCGGCAGAACGCCATGCAGCGGGACAATGTGACCAAAGAGACCGCCCCCGTCACGGACTACACCGAGTGGTATAAATCCAAGGGCGGCAAGGAAAAAGAGCAAATGTGGTGGGCAAAAGAGCGAAAACGCAGAAAGGAGAACGCAGAAAGGAGAACGCAAAGAATGAGTAAACGTGGCTCTGGTAGTTCTACAAGGGCGAGCAACGGTGGAACCGCAAACGAACATGAGTTTGAATCTTTTGTAAATGGGAAATGGGTGACGGATTACAGCAAAATTGCAGCAGCAGAGGCGAAGAAAGCGGCTGTTGTTGTGGATAGCTCAAGATACAAGAAAACGCATAATGACGTTGTATCTTTCGTGAAAGAGCAAGTTGGCGTTGACCTAAACAAATACAGAAGCGGAGATGGTTCATCTCCGTCCCATACGACATATTGGGATAAGAGCGGCCCCAAAGTTGCGTTTGACCTGAAAGGCATGACTTCGAGTGACCGTACAAAGTTGATGCAGCTGGCACAAAAGCCGTTTGGCGTAACGGTTGAACAGGGCAATGCGTGGATTGGATTCGTTTCGAGGAAAAAGAAGAAAAAGTAAGGTTTGGGGGGATGAACCGTGATTCTGCCGATGGAAAACACCGAGAAAATGATTTTTCTTTGTTTGATGCTGGCGACGCAACAAAGCGCGAGTATGAAGCGAACGTGCAGAAAATTCAACAGTCGAATCTTACTCAGCAGGAAAAAGCGGTAGCACTGGATAAATTGCATGATCTGACAACGGAACAGCTAAAGGCTCAGACGAAGGTTGCGAATCCATACGTTTCCGGCCCTGCAAGGTTTAACCAGAATCAGGTGCAAAAGGCAGCGGATAACACGGCACAGAAACGGCAAAACGTCAATTCTTTTATGAAAGATGTGCAGAAAAAGTCAACCGCAAACAAAAAGGCAGCTGAAACAAAGTCGCTTTCTTCCGTTTTGGGTTCTGCAATGGACAGGGGCGCACTTGAAGTGACATTTGAGGGAAAGACCTACTATCGCGCAAGAAAAAATTCCAAGACGTGGAGAGTTCGGTAAACCATGAAATTTAACTACGACATCAAATTCACTGACAACACCCCGCAGCTGCATGAGGCGCTGGACTCGTGGGCAGAGCGGGTGCTGACCCTCTGGGGCATGAAGGTGCAGGACTACGCCCAGCTGCTTGTGCCAACAGGCACGGCAGACAGCACCCATATTGAGGGTTACGTGGGCGGCGCACTCAAGCAAAGCCTGACCTTTGTCCTCGACCTCGCAAAAAAGACCGTGACCATCGGCAGCAACCTGTTTTACAGCGTCTATGTGGAGCTTGGCACGGGCATCTTTGCCGAGAAAGGCAACGGACGCAAAACGCCGTGGGTCTGGAAAGACTTCAACGGCAAGTGGCACTTTACCCGGGGCATGGCCCCCCGCCCGTTCCTCCGCCCGGCGGTGGATGATCACATTGACGAACTGCGAGAGATCGCAGTGGAAGAAGGAAACAAGGAGGCATAACATGAAGAAAATTTTCGCATCTATCATGCTGCTTGCGGCGCTGTTGCTGTGCGGCTGTTCGGAGGCCGACAAGGCCAATGCCAACATCTCCAAGCAGGCCGATTACTTTGAGAGCGAGCGCAAGATCACCGTCTACAACGCCCGCACTGACAAGGTGATCATGGAAGCAGAGGGCTACATGTCCATCTCCAACAACTCGGACAACGAGCTGGTCTGCACTGTAAAAATCGGCCCAGACACCTACCGCAAGAATTACATCTACCTGAACGACTACACTATGTATGTGGTGGAGGACATCACCGGCACCCATACCGACCCCTACCACTACAAGCTCTATTTCCACACTGACATCCTGCCCAGTGTGGAAACAAGGCCGTAAAATTTAATACTCAGCGGTTGGCGCACAGCGTCAGCCGCTTTTTTATGCCGTTTTCGCTCAATGGTAGAGCTGCTGATTTGTAACCAGCGGACGCGGGTTCGATTCCTGCAAGCGGCACCACACCGGCAGCACGTCCGGCAAATAAACCTTATTGCCAAGCATGGCAGCCCGAGCATGGGCAGAAAGGACTATCACATGGCACTCAAAAGAGCTGACATCCGCACGATTCTGGAGAACCCCGAAACCTCCAACGATGACAAGGCCAAGGCCATTCTGGACGCCCTGCACAAGGAGACGGACGAACTCAAAGACCAGCTGGATGCAGAAAAAACAGCCCGCACACAGGCAGAGAAAGACCGGGACGCAGCCAACGGCGGCAAGCAGGCCGCTGAAAAGGCGCTGACCGACTACAAGGCCCAGCAGACCCAGAAGGACACCCACGCAGCCAAGGAAGCCAAGTTCCGGGAGCTGCTGAAGTCCGCCGGGGTGCTGGACAAGTACGCTGACCGGGTTGTGCGGCTGTCCGGCGAGGATATCGACAAGCTGGAGCTGGACGAAAAGGGCGAGGTCAAGGACGCCAAGAAGCACGCCGACAGCCTGAAAGCTGATTGGAGCGACTTCGTAGGCACTACGACCACCACCGGCGCAAAGGTGGACAACCCGCCCACCAACGCCGGATCCAAAATGACCAAAGACCAAATTTTTGCAATCAAGGATTCTACCGAACGGCAGGCTGCGATTGCAGCAAATATTGACCTGTTCAATGGGACAGGCGATGGAAAGGACTAACTTATGCCTGCAAAAACTAATACTGTGATGGCCGCTGACATTCAGACCACTGCACGCGAGATCGACTTCGTGACCCGCTTCGGCCGCAACTGGGACCATCTGCGCGACATTATGGGTGTCACCCGCAAAATTGAAATGCTTCCCAACACGGTGCTGAAGAGCAAGTACGCACAGGGCACCTTGCAGGACGGCAAAGTCGGCGAGGGCGAGGAAATCCCCTACAGCAAGTACACCGTCAAGACCAAGGACTATGAGAAGATCACCCTCGAAAAGTGGGCCAAGGGTACGACCGCTGAAGCCATCCTCGAAAACGGTTACGAAAACGCTGTTCAGATGACCGATGACGAAATGCTGAACGACCTGACCGCTGATGTGGCTGGTCGATTCTACAAGTACCTCAATACCGGCACCTTGAAAGGCACCTCTAAGACCTTTCAGGAGGCAATGGCAATGGCAAAGGGCCGCGTCCTGAACAAGTTCAAGACCATGCACCGTACTGCTACCGATGTTGTGGCGTTCGTGAATGTCCTGGACGTGTATGAGTACCTGGGCACCAGCGCCGTTATCAACGAACAGAGCGAGTTTGGCTTCAACTACATCAAGAACTTCATGGGTTACAAAACCGTTTTCCTGCTGGCAGAAACCGAAATTGCACGCGGCAAGGTTATCGCTACCCCTGCGGACAACATCGTTCTGTACTACGTCAGCCCCACCAACTCCGACTGGGCTCGCGCCGGCTTCCGCCTCACCACAGACAGCAAAACCGGCATTGTGGGCGTGAACACTCGCCCCGACTATGACACCTTTGTCACCGTTATCACCGCAATCATGGGAATGACGCTGTTTGCTGAATACATCGACGGCATTGCAGTTGAGACCATCACCCCGGGCGAGTAATCGCCTTTTTTTGAGTAGGAGGCATCCAATGACCGTCCCAGAGCTGTGCGTTTACACGCACAATTTTTTTGACCGGGCGGACGACACCATTGCCGGGGAGTTCATCTTTGAGCCGGATACCGTGCCTGCCGGGGTAGTGCCGGGGCAGTATTTCCTTGTGTGCGGATCCATCTTCAATGACGGCGTGCACAAGGCCGGGGACGGCGATTTGACCGCCGAGACCTTCACCGGGACAGTGCAGCCCATGCGCGTGCCGCCTGATTTTGTGGCACTTGTTGAAAAAATCGACGCATACGACAAAGCACTGCCCTCCGGCGGCGTGTATGTGTCCCAGTCCTTTGCCGGGTGGTCTGGGACGATGGCTACAGGAGCGGACGGGCTGCCGGCAGACGGCAAGGCAAAGTTCCGGGCCGAGATCAACCAGTGGAGGAAGATGTGACATGGTCAATCCGTTCACTGCATCCACCGTGATGCAGAGCTTTACCCAAAAATACCGTTTTCAGACCCGCAGCTATGAGCCGGACGGCGTGGGTGGCTTTGTGTCCGGCTGGACGGACGGCCCGGAGTTTGAGGCCGTGGAGCGCCACGATACCACCGTGGAAGCACAGGTGGCAGAGCAGGCTGACACCGCCTCCACCTATACCCTGCTGGTCAACACCGGCGTTCCGCTGGCCTTCCCGGACTACATCCGACGGGTAAGCGATGGCCAGACTTTTCAAGTCACCAGCACAGCGGATGAAGGCAAAGCCCCTCCGGAATCCGGCATGGGACTGCGGGCCGTCAAGTGCAAAAAGGCGGTGCTGCCGTAATGGGACCGTCTGAGAGCATCAACCGGGCACTGAACACGTTTTTCAACGGCTTTGGCGTCCCGGGCTATCTGGAAGATAACATCCCTCCCGGCGCAGAACTGCCGTATCTGACCTATCAGCCCACCATCCCCGGCGGGTGGAACGAAATGGCATCCTTCCACGCCCGGCTGTGGTACCCAAGCAAGGGCGGCAGAGCCCCCATTCTGCAAACCGAAGATACGATCAGCGCAGCCCTCGAGGACAGCATAACGCTTTCCTGCGAGGGCGGCGCTATTCTTTTGCAAAAAGGCACCCCGTGGGCACAGCCCCTCGACAACCCGCCTGAAGGGTATCTGTGCGAATATCTCAATTTTGAAATCACGCAATTTTGCGAGTAAGGAGCAATATGGCAAGAAAATTTTCCAAAATTTCGCAGAAAGCGTTCGAATCCATGCAGTTCAACGCAGGCATCGTGGTCAACAAGTTTGATGTAACCGGCGAGACCGAAGTTCAGGACGCAGACATTATCACTGCCACGACCGGCGGCATCACCGCGACCTGCAAGGCGAACTTCACCGATCTTGGCGAAGACGTGGACAACGCCCAGAAGAACACCGCAGAGCTGATGCAGATCGAGAGCTACGACTGCACACTGGCTTTTACGGCCCTGAATGCCACAACGGACGTTATCAAGATGGCGATGGGCGCTGCGGATGTGAGTGACAAGAAGGTCACGCCCCGCATGACGCTGGATCCCACCGCCAGCACCGGCGACTTCAAGGACATCTGGTGGGTTGGAGACACGCTGGATGGCGGTATGGTTGCAGTCCGGCTGATGAATGCACTGTCCACCGGCGGTTTGACCCTGAAGACGACCGACAAGGGCAAGGGCAACATTGCAGTCACCCTGACCGGCTGCCCCCGTCTGGGCAGTGACGTGGTGCCTATGGAGTGGTACTACAGCCCCAAGGCCGCAGCATAAGGAGGTTACAACATGAAAACCCTGAACCAGATGGACGAAACCGAGTTCCTGCGGCGCTGCTGGCTGATTGCAGACGCCGTTTCCGACCTTTTGGAGAAATCCAAGGTCGCGGAGCTGCGTAAGGTCATGCCTGTGCTGACCGGCAAGGAGACCAAGGAAGAGCTGGAACAGAAGAAATCCGCACAGGCCAAGAAGAACATCAAGGCTATGTGCAAATCTTTGTTGTTCGACAACGCCGAGACTACGGCAAAGCTGCTTCCCCTGCTGTATGAGCCAGATGTGGACGAGGACGGCAAGCCCGAGACCATGACCCCGTTCAAGACGATGCGCGTCATTACCGCTACCGTGGAGGATAAGGACGTGCTGGATTTTTTGTCATCGTTGGTGAAGTTGGCGCAGACGGATATCGGCGCTTAACCTCCACCATCCGGCTGGATATGCTGCACTTGATCGGTAAGCCGTACATTATGCAGCATTGCATCATTGCGTCAAGACGGGAGCAGCTCGATATCAGCTACAGGGCGTATATGACGGACGCTCTGGCGAACCTTATAGGCGCGGAAGAACGGTGGTACGACATGGTGGCCGGGCTTGTGGAAAACCGCCCACAACCGCCGCAGCCGTCCGCTGATGAAGTGATAGCACGCATTAAAAATGGCTTGAACGGGGGTGATGAAGCCTGAAACTTTTTGAATTGAGCGCCACCCTCGGGCTGGACGAAAGCGCCTACCGGCAGGGCGTGGAAGAGGCAAAGTCGCAGACTAAGGACGCCGTCTCCACCATGATGAAGGATTATAATCGGCTGTACAGCGAGGTCATTCACCTTACGGCAGCCTACCAGAAATCACGGAAAGAGACCGGGGAAACCTCCGAAAAAACTAAGGAATTTGCCCAGAAGCTGAAAGAAGCTCAGGCCCAACTCAATACCACGGCACAGGGGTTAAAGACTGCGGAAGGGTACATGAACAGCTTTGGGGATGCCGCATCGGGGTCCAGCAAGTCTCTGGCCGGTGCCATTGCGCAGGGCACGATCATGGCGGGCGTCTTCTCGAAGCTTTACGCCGCTGCACTCAGTGCCGCAAAGAGCTTTATCCAGAGCGGAATTGACTATAACGCCCAGATCGAGAGTTACACTGTTGGTTTTACCGATATGCTTGGCAGTGCAGAAGCTGCACAACAGGCAATTGACCAGATCCAGCAGGATGCAGCACGCACACCGTTCAGCGTGGAAGCTCTTACACAGGCAAATCAGCTGCTGATCGGCGCAGGTGAAAACGCCACCTACGCTGAAAAAACGATTATGGCGTTGGGCAATGCCGTATCGGCTACAGGCGGCAGCAATGCGGAGCTGTCCCGTATGGCAGCTAACTTACAGCAGATCGCCAATGTCGGCAAAGCCTCCGCAATCGACATCAAGCAGTTTGCTTATGCAGGCATCAATATTTACGGTCTGCTGGCCGACTACACAGGCAAGTCCACTGCTGAAGTGCAGAACATGACCATCAGCTACGATCTTCTGACCCAGGCCCTACAGGCTGCGTCGGAAGAAGGTGGACGCTATTACGGCAGCATGGACACCCAGAGCCAGACCATGAATGGCCGCGTGTCTACCCTGCAGGACAATGTAAAGCAGCTGGCGGGATTACTGACAGGCGATTTGTCCAGCGGCGTCGGGAAAGTCGTTGAAAAATTAAACGAAATGACGGTAGCCGCGATAGAAGCTTACAAACAAGATGGATGGTGGGGAATGGCAGATGCCGCATTGTCCACCATCGGGCCAATCAATAAAGTCAAAGAAGCTATCGAGGGAGTTTTGGGGGCCTGGAAAGAAGCAAACCTAAAATTGAGCTATTGGGTAAGCTCAAAAACTGTCCCCAATTTTGCATATGATAGCTATGACGACTTCAAGAGAAGCCTTATCAGTCAGAGCAACTACGACCGCCGACGGCAAAACGCCTTAAAAGGCGTTGGAATCAGCAACAAAAGCTGGTCCCAGCGGCAGGCGGAGTTGGCGGCAGCCAATGGCAACGGGGGCAGCTCCATTACCACAAGCCCATCCAGTGCAGCCGTCAAAAAGAAGTCATCCGGTTCTAAATCCACCACAGAAACCGTCATTGCATCGGTGTCCAACACCGTAACCACCAGCGCCATGAACGCGCTGGGCGCTGTGACCACCAGCATCCAGACTCTTACCGAAAAGGTCAAGGACAGCTCTGGCAAGATCAAAGACCGCATCACCGAGACCACCACCACCACCGGCAAGGAGATGGTGAACGGCGTCGCCACCACCTTTAAGCAGGTCGAGACCAAAGTCAACGGCACGGTCACAAAGGTCACAAAGACCTATGATGACATGTCAAAAACGCTGCTGGGCACGTTTACCAACGTCTCGGAAACCACCTTTAACGGCATCACCACAAAGATGCAGCAGGCGGTGGAAAAGTACGCGGATGGCAGCAAGCATATCAAGAAAACCGTCACAGAGACCGGCCAGCGCATCGGAGAGAACGGCGCGGAGACCTACGAGAAGATCATCACCTACATCGACGGCATTCAAGATAAGGTGACGGAGACCTCTACTCTTATCGACAAGAGCGTAAAGGGCACCCAGAGCCGCATTGACCAGCAGCTGAGCGAGGCTTCCGGCCAGCTGGATAAGGGCATTTTCGGGCTGGTAAAAAGCGCCTTTAGTGATGCCAAAAACGGTGACTGGGGCGGTCTAGCTCTGGATTTTGTCAATCTGATCTGGGGCGAAGTATCGCAGGATCAGCGTGACGTGATCTCTAAGTGGCTTGCGGACGCGCTGACTGCGGTCAATGAGGGCTATTCGGGCGGTGGAATCAGCAAGGCGCTGGAATCCATCCAGAGCATCTTCACAAACGGCATTACGCCCGGGATCAATGGCGCTACTACCGAAGTAAAGGCGTTCTCTAAGATCGTGCAGGGCCTTGCAAGCTCCGGCGGCGTGGGCGGAGCACTAGGCAGCATCGTCCAGAGCTTTTCCGGCATGGCAGGCGGCATCACCTCTGCACTGGGCGGCATCGTGTCCTTTGTGGCAGCGAACCCCGTCCTTGCTCTGATCCTGGGCGTGGGTGCTGCGGGCGCAGTCGCTGGCGGCATCGGCCTTGCCATGTGGATGAACAAGAAGAACGACCAGCAGCCCGTCAGCCACTACCAGAGCCCCTTTGACAAGACCGGCGTGTACGACAGCCTGAGCGAGTTCTCCACCCGCTCTGCCATGCAGTACCGCGTTACCGGCCAGCAGTCCATTGTTGACCGGCAGACCAGCATTCTGGAACGCATTGAGGAGATGCTGGACGAGCATCTGCCAGACATCGGCAAGGGTCAGGTGGTTATGGACTCCGGTGAGCTTGTGGGTGTTTTGTCTCCGCGCATGGCAAATAATGTGGATCTGCACATCGGTGTTGCAGTGACCCGGAAAGCGAGGGGCGTATAATGGCAAAGCTGCAAGGCGCAAAAATCGGCGATTACCACACCCTCACAGACTGGGGTCTGTATCTCAAAGTTGGCAGCCCGAAGATCAGCGATGCAGAGGTAGACGAGTATCTGGTGCAGGTGCCCGGCTCTGATACGCTGCTCAACCTGACGGATGCACTGGATGGCCGCCCGCACTACAAAAAGCGTACCATCACCATGGAGCTGCTGTGCAGGGCACCAAAAAAGACCTGGCCAAATCTTTACAGTCAGATCGCAAACGCCATCCATGGCAAATGGCTACAGTGCAAATTCGACGATGACCCGTCTTTCTATTGGAATGGGCTGTGGAGCGTGTCTATGACACGCAACAGGTTTTCCAGTGCATTCACCATCACGGGCACCTGTGATCCATTCAAGCGCAGTGTATACGACGGATCTGATGACTGGCTGTGGGATGACCTTGTATTTGATACGGCAATTATCCGCAATTATACGGATATCCAGCTCAAAGCCAAAGAGGACATCACCGTAACCGTCACCGGTGCACCAAGAGCGGCCGGCATCTACTTCAAGCGCAGCGAGGACGCCGCCGACATTGCGGTGTCTCTCAATGGCCTTGAAGTTGGCATCCTTGCAAAGTCTACAGAGTGGCAGTACATTGAGGGCTTGCATATGCCGGATGGCGTTGTAGGTACTCTCATCTTTGCGGCGTCTGCGGATTGCAGCATCAGCATCCGATATCTAGGGGGCAGCTTATGAGCTATAAAGTTTATGCAGGCGTCCAGACCGGCGTTGACGTGTGGGAGACAAAGACCTGCATTTACGACCCAACAGACTACACGGACACAAAAAAGCTCATCAGTCCAACTCTGACACGGGAGGTGGGCAAGGCCGGTAGCTTGGAATTCACCCTGCCGCTTGGCAATGTGGCTCACTCAGCTTTGCAAAAAATGCGCACGACCGTGTCCGTAGAACAAGACGGTGCGCGCATCTGGGAGGGCAGGCCCATGAGCCATGAGCAGGATTTTATGCTGCGTCAAAAAGTCTTTTGCGAGGGAGAGCTGGCCTACCTCAACGACAGTTCCGTTGCGCCATATACAGCCAAAGACGTGACAATCAAGCAATTTCTTTCGTTCCTGCTGGAAAATCATACCGGCATGGTGGACGCATACAAGGCGTTTACCTGTGGAAATGTTGGCTTTCCGAGCACAAGCGTGGTGGTTCCAGAACTGCATAACTGCGTGATGAAACTGGACCACATGGCAGGTACTCCGGACAGTGACGGCGATTATATGTATGAATATGGACTTTATACCTCATCCGGCGTTCAGCTTGTGAGCCAATATGAAGTTGGCTCCTCGGATGACGACACGGCCCCGGATCCATCTGCGTACAGATGGACGCTGAACGTAAAGCATGAAGCCTCTTCCATTGACGGACAGATTTGGCGCACTGGAGAAGGCCTTTTTTCCGTGAGCGTAAACGTGGCTTTATCCTTGGATGGGAACGGCCAGACGCACGAAGCCACGCAAAGAGCAGTTACGCCGGATATCACATGCGCTACGCACTCAAAATCCTTTCCGCCTGAGACGGAATATAATCTCAAAGACACGGTCTCAAAAAAATGGAAAATTGAAAAGCAGGGAGACGGTTATGCCGTCCTGTTCAACGGTGTAGCCCTGCCGGATTCTTCCGTGGTCCGTTACGATTCTGCGCCACGGTACACCTTTGGCGATGGACAAAATTTTGGCGTTACATGGGATGTCATCCAAAATGAGCTTGTGGATGTGTACGGCGGGTATCTGATCGTCCGGCACGAAAACGGGGCCAGGTATCTGGATTACGTCCGGGAAGTGCAGGAGAAAAACGGGCAGCCCATCGCATTCGGCACAAACCTGCTCGACCTGAACAGCTACGTCAAAGCAGAGGATATTGTCACCCGCGTCATTGCCGTCGGAAAAAAGAAATCCGGTTGGTTTTTGTGGAGGCATGAAAGCACGATCACCGCCACCGCAAACGACACTGCGGCCCAAAAGCTCTTTGGCATCATCACAAGGATCATCGTGATCGACGGAACCGCCAGCACAACACAGTCGCTTCTGGATGCCGCCAACGCGGAGCTGTCCAAAAACTTGCGTTATCTCGACGGAATCACGGTAAAGGCTGTGGACCTCAAGGATGCCGGTGTGGATATCGCCCGCCTTGGCTTTGGCAAGATGACACACATCTACTCCAGCCCGCACGGGGTGAACACCTGGCTTTTGTGCTCTAAGATTGTGGAGCCTTTGGACGCGCCGGACAAAAAAGAATTCACGCTGGGCATTGATTTCTCCAGCGTCAGCGACTTGCAGGCCCTGAGCGCACGAAAAGCCAGTGACGCCTATGACCTGAGCCGCTCGCTGAAGGGCTATGCATCCGCAAAGGGGTGATAAATTGGATAAGACATTTGACGAAGCAATTTCCGAAGTCCGCAATGCAGAGCGCGGCGTGGAAGTACGGGAAGCCCTTGCACAGGGCTTTGAGTATGTGAAGCAGTATGGCGAGGCTGTTATCGCGCGACAGGAAGAAGCCGTTCAGAGTGCGGAAACAGCCACAAACGCGGCGGCAACTGCCACAGCACAGGCCGCCGCAGCAGCCCAGACAGTCAAAGACGCCACTGCAAACGCCATAAGCGCAGCGCAAGAGCAGGCAGATATTTCGGCATCGAAAGCCGAGGAATCTGCTTCCAGTGCCGCAGGAGCAGCGGCCAGTCAAACTGCTGCCGCGTCTAGTGCATCTGCTGCAAAGGCCAGCGAGGAAGCAGCTGCAAAGAGTGCCGCAGACGCAAAGGTTATCGTGTCCACTGACACGACCCTGACTGTATCGGGCACACCGGCTGATGCAAAGGCGACCGGCGACGCCCTGTCTCAGAGGTATACCAAGGCTCAGGCCGACGCCAAGTTCGGCACGCCTTACAGCCTGCCGCCCGCCACGGCAACCACGCTGGGCGGCGTAAAGGTAGGGGACTACCTGGACATCGCCCCGGACGGCACCCTCAGCGCCAAAACGCTCAATGACAAGATCGCTGCCGCCGTGGCGGTAAAGTCGGAGCCCCGGCTGGTGTGGAACCACTACGAAGAAACCGGAAAAAGGTGGAAGACCTACGATATCAAAATGCCAGACGGCCTGGACTACGTGCACGTCAAGACGAAATATAACAGCCCTACCGGCGGGTACGGCGAGGAAGTAGACATTGCAAAAGGCAGCACCGCCAATCATAACTACGGAAACGGCACTGGAATTTTCGCATCCAACACGACTTTCCAGACAAACGGGACCCTGCACTTTGCAACAGAAACGTCGACCGGCAGCTACACCGTAGAGATCTGGCTCACCGGCTACCACTATCCCACCCTTGCCGAACTGCTGACCGAGACCCAGGCCGCGCAGGCGGACACGGACGCCCTGGCGGTAGATCAT